CCAACACCAGCAAAGCCCGAGGTTTCCGGGGGCTCGCACTGCGTCAGGCCCAACCCCAGACCAGCCCGATGGAGTTTTGAAAAATGCCAGCAAAATCAACATCGGTGACGGATGTGACGGATCCTCCCCTTATAAGCGTTACACGCGCACACGCGCGCGCCTCTGGAGGTGATAATGGGGAACCCGTCACATCCGTCACTATCCGTCACGGCGCTGTCCTTGCCCTCGATCTCGGCACCAGTACCGGCTGGGCCTTCCGGTCGCCCGAGGGCCACATCAGCACCGGGACGGTATCGCTGAAGCACACCCGCTACGACGGTGGCGGCATGCGCTACCTGCGCTTCCGTCGCTGGCTGGAACAGCTCGACATCGATGCCGGGCCGATCGAGGCTGTCTACTTTGAAGAGGTGCGCCGGCACGTCGGCACCGATGCTGCCCATGTCTACGGCGGCCTGCTCGCTGTCCTGAGCGCCTGGTGCGAGGAGCATCTGGTTGCCTACCAAGGCGTGCCGGTCGGGACGATCAAGCGGTTCATTGCCGGCAAGGGCAATGCCGACAAGGCAGCCGTTATCGCGGCAGTTCGCGCCAAGGGTTTTGCTCCTGCCGATGACAACGAGGCTGATGCTATCGCCATCCTGCTCTGGGCCATCGAGACCCGTGGAGGTGTGCGATGAGCGCGGCCGGTTTCCTGAAGCGTGTGGCGCAGGTGCTGGAAGATCGCGGCGCTGCCTACGGCGATCCGAAAACCCAGATGGAGGCGATTGCCCGGCGCTGGTCGATCACCCTGGGCACGCCGGTAACGGCGCAGCAGGTTGCGCTGTGCATGATCGACCTGAAGCTGGCGCGGCTCGCCCATGATCCTGGCTATGCCGACGGCCCGATCGATGTGATCGGCTATGCGGCGCTCATCCCCGAGATCGTCCGTGGCTCGCGGTCGTAAGCGCAAGGCGGGCCGCCGCCACCCGTCGGGCAAACTGGTCCAGCCCGGGAAAGTTGAAACCCAGCGCGAGGTAACCGCGACCGTGCTGGATGCACGCCAGCGCCATTATGGTGTGACAGCCAGGCAGGCCAAGGACGAGCGGCTGGGTACGGCACTGGGTCGGCTGGCGTTTGCAGGGACAGTCACAGCAGAGCAGTTGGCCGCCGGTGAATTGTACGGGGATCTCATGGCCCGGAACCGCGGGGTCATGGGGCTGCCGCGCATCCACCCGCATTCCGCTGCTGGGTTGATGTTGGACGAAGGCATCTTCGGTCAGAACACGAACGAGCACGAACCCGAGTTCGTGGAGAGGGTCCGGCGGCGTGCAGCGGCAGCGATCCTGATGGTCAGAACCGCAGACAGCGATGCCCCGGCGCCGACAGGCCGCAAGCCGAGCACCCTCGTGCATGCGGTTGTGTGCTACGAGACCGACGCCACACTCTGGGGACAGGCTGACCTGCGGAACCTTTGTCACGGCCTCGACGCTTTGTGCCGGCTGTTCCGCATTGGCAGCGACAGTTGTTGACAGTTACCCTCCCATGGCAAGTGAAGTAACAAACTGAATCTATTGGAGTATTGTTCAATTTTTCATTGACGAACCTTGGTCGTCGCTGTAACTTCCGAAATATAGAGATGCGAATTGCGCCCGGGGCTTAACGGCTTCCGGGCGTTTCTCGTTGCAGGCGTTGTGCGATGACTGAACGACTTCGGGGACGCCAGGCAGTTGCGCAGCGCCTGCATCGATTACGGACTGAACCGCTCTGCCGGGACTGCGCCGCCAAGGGCATTGTTCGCGAAGCCACCGTTCCGGACCACATCGTTCCGCTCACCAAGGGTGGCAGCGACGAATACAGCAACATCCGCTGCCTCTGCGCTGACTGCCACCGGGATCGCACCGCCGAGCAGTTCGGGCTTCGCCGGACGGTCGGCACCGGCCCCGATGGCTGGCCGATCGGCTGATCCCCCCGGGGGGCGGGTCGAAACTCTGGTGCCTGCGGGACGGAAACCGCGCCTGGCCCAAACTTTTCGCGCCCGCGAGTTAGCGACCGGGGGGCAAATCTCATCAAGGATCGACATGGATCAGGACTGGCCGGCCCAGAACAGTGAGTTCTGGCCGATAGAAAAGATCACGCCCTATGCGCGCAATTCCCGCACGCACTCGGACGAACAGGTCGCCCAGATCGCGGCCTCGATCCGCGAATGGGGCTGGACCAACCCGGTGCTGGTCGACGAGGACGGTGGCCTGATTGCTGGCCATGGCCGCCTTATGGCCGCCCGCAAGCTGGGTCTCACCCAGATCCCGACCATGGTCGCCAAAGGCTGGAGCGAGGCCCAGAAGAAGGCCTACGTCATCGCGGACAACAAGCTGGCTCTGAACGCCGGCTGGGACCTCGAACAGCTCGCGGTTGAACTCGGCGACCTGCAGGGTTTTGACTTCGACCTGATGCTGACGGGCTTTTCGGACGACGAGCTATCGAAGCTGCTGGCCGAGAAGACGGAGGGGCTGACTGATCCAGACGAGATTCCGAACCCTCCGGAAATTCCGGTAAGTTCCTCGGGCGAAGTGTGGCTGCTCGGCAAGCACCGCCTCGTCTGCGGCGACAGCACGGATGCCGATACCGTCGCGAAGGCGCTTAACGGCATCACGCCGCACCTGATGGTCACCGATCCGCCCTATGGCGTGGAGTATGATCCGGCTTGGCGCGAAAAGGCAGGCGTGGCGGCCGCGGGATCGGCCAAGGGCAAGGTGCTGAACGACGACAAGGCTGACTGGCGCGAAGCCTGGGCCCTGTTCCCTGGAGACGTTGCCTATGTCTGGCACGCGGGCCTGTTTGCCGGTGTTGTTGGCGATAGCCTCACCGCCAGCGGGTTCCAGCTGCGCTCCCAGATCATCTGGGACAAGGGCCAGCTCGTCCTCTCGCGCGGCGATTATCATTGGGAGCATGAGCCCTGCTGGTATGCCGTGAAGAAGGGTGCGAAAGGTCACTGGGCCGGCGATCGCAAGCAGACGACCGTCTGGCATATCGCCAAGCCCAAGAAGAACGAGACGGGTCACGGGACCCAGAAGCCGGTCGAGTGCATGAAGCGCCCGATCGAGAACAATTCAAGCCCCGGCCAGGCGGTCTACGAGCCGTTTTCAGGCTCGGGCACCACCATCATTGCCGGCGAAATGACCGGCCGCTCGGTCCACGCGATCGAGCTGAACCCGGCCTACGTCGATGTGACCATCAAGCGATGGCAGGATTTCACCGGCGCTGCCGCAACCCTGGAAGGCGATGGCCGGACCTTTGACGAGATCGCGGCCGGGCTCCCCCAGGAATTGAACGATGAAGCCCGGAACGAAACCCAAACCAACCCACTTGAAGCTGATTGAGGGCAACCGCGGCAAGCGCCCACTCAACGGCAAGGAGGCCAAGATTGCCCCCGCGCTGCCGGCACCACCGCCCCATTTGACTGCCGATGCGCTCGAGGAATGGAACCGGGTCGCTGTCTGGCTGCACCGGATCGGGCTCCTATCCGAGGTCGATCGCGCCGCGCTGGCTGCCTACGCCCAGGCCTATGGCCGCTGGGTCCAGGCCGAGCGCGCGATCGCGAAGATGGCCGAGAAAGACCAGCTGACCGGCGGCCTGATGATCAAGACGTCCAACGGCAACGCCATCCAGAACCCGCTGGTCGGAACCGCCAACAAGGCCGCCGCGGACATGATGCGTTACGCTGCAGAATTCGGGATGACGCCCAGTGCCAGAAGCAGGATCTCAGCCGAGGCGACGTCGGAAGGCGCCGACCCGGCCGACCGCTTCTTCAGCTGACCGCACGACCGACTATGCCCGGGCAGTGGTTGCCGGCGAGATTGTTGCCGGGCCGCACGTGCGCAATGCCTGTCGCCGTCACCTCGACGACCTGAAGCGTACCGACGGGATCCGGTTCGATCTAGAGGCCGCGACCCATGCCTTCGGGTTCTTCGAGGAGGTGCTGAAGCTTTCCGAAGGCCAGTTCGAGGGCCAGCCCTTTCGACTGGAACCGAGCCAGGCCTTCATCATTGGCAGCCTGTTCGGCTGGAAACGCGCCGACGGTCGCCGACGGTTCCGCCGCGCCTACATCGAACAGGGCAAAGGCAACGGAAAATCGCCTGTCGCGGGCGGTATCGGCCTGTTCGGGATGACAGCTGCCGGGGAAGCTGGTGCCCAGATCTATGCCGCTGCCGCCAAGCGCGAGCAGGCCGGCATTCTCTTTGCCGACGCGGTGAAGATGGTCCGCCAGTCGCCGGCCCTTGCTCGGCGGCTGGAGTTTTCCGGCGGTCCGGGGCGCGAGTTCAACATCGCGCACCATGCATCAGGCTCGTTCTTCCGACCGGTGTCGCGCGATACCGGCAAGACCGGCTCGGGCCCGCGACCCTATTTCGTGCTGGCGGACGAGATCCACGAGCTGCCTGACCGTTCGATCATCGAAATGCTGGAACGTGGCTTCAAGTTCCGCCGCGAGCCGCTTCTGTTCATGATCACCAACTCGGGCTCCGACCGCAATTCGGTGGCCTGGGAAGAGCACGAACACGCGGTGAAGGTCGCGGCCGGCAACATCGATGCGCTGACCGATCCGACCTATCTCGGCGAAGTCCTCGACGACACGACGTTCAGCTATGTCTGCGCGCTCGACGAGGGAGACGACCCGCTCAACGACCCCAGCTGCTGGATCAAGGCCAACCCGCTGCTGGGTGTGACCATCACGGAGGAATATCTCGCCGAGGTGGTGGCGCAGGCCCGCGCCATTCCGGGGCAGCTGAACGGGATCCTGCGGCTGCATTTCTGCGTCTGGACCGATGCCGAGACCGCCTGGATGACCCGGGCAACGCTGGAGCCGCTGCTGGCCGATTTCGAGCCGAAGGTGGGCTCCAAGGTCTGGCTCGGGCTCGATCTCAGCCAGAACCGGGACATCACCGCGCTCGCTGCCGTCCAGCGGACCGGCGAGAAGGACGGCAAGCCCTGTTTCGATGCGTGGATCGAGGCCTGGACGCCCGGCGACACGCTTCAGGCGCGCACCCTGCGCGACAAGCAGCCCTACGACGTCTGGGTGCGCGAGGGATTCCTGCAAGCTCCGCAGGGCGAGAACATCAATTTCCGGCACGTCGCCCAGGCGCTGGCCGAATACGACCGAGACTACGACGTCCAAATGGTCGCCTACGATCGCTATGCGTTCCGGCGGCTGGAAGAGGACATTGCCGAACTCGGCCTCGACATGGAGTTCGTCGAGCACCCGCAGGGCGGTACCAAGCGCGGCAAGCCGACCGACGCCATGAAATTGGCAGCCAAAAGCCAGGACCGAGAGCCGCAGGGCCTGTGGATGCCGGGCTCGGTCCGCCAGCTCGAGGAAATGATGCTCGAGGGTCGGATCCGGCTCCGACGCAACCCGGTGCTGGTCTCCGCCATCATGTCGGCGGTGATCGAGACTGACCGCTGGGACAATTACTGGCTCTCCAAGCAGAGGGCCCTGAACAAGATCGACGCAGCCGTCGCGCTGTGCATGGCAGTGGGGGCGGCGATGTCCAGTGACA